GGTTGAAGCGGCGCTCGTCCTTGATATTCGAACGGCGGGTCTTAGCGGTCATTTTTCAAGATGAGATGTTTGATTAAATGAGAGTCTATCTACTCGACTTAGGAAATAGAATTACACAATTTTTCAGAAACAAATGAAATTACTGGAACAGATACTGCATTACCAGGTAATAACTCTATGAAACGCTTTTTAATTCTGATTACACCATAGATGTATCTCTTATTATGTGAAACCACATTGGAAATGAATGCCTAACACCACTACGTATTTCAGTTATACCATGCACGTAATCTATATTAGATGGGAATAAAACGAGTTTTCCCTTTTCTGGTTCAATACTCACAAGTAATTCCGGAAAAAATATTTTACCACCCTCAAAATCATCATTAAGATACAATATAGCAGTATAGTCTCTAATTTCGGTACCTGGGTGAAAGTGAAGATTTCCGGTAAAAAGATTCACTGTATCACAATGTGGTGGCATACGTTGTCCGGGATACCACGAGACTACGTCAGTATAAGTCATCCCAACTTTATGACCAAATGTTTCGAATGCTTTATTTTTAATTCTATCTATAATATCCGTTAATACATCACGTGATGGAAATGATTCTACATATCTACTTCTACCCGCATAAAATGGAAATACTTTATCAGCTGGTATAGTTGGTGTAGATGGTATCTCACCGACAATTTTGTCACACGTGGTATCATGAACAAACTTGGGTATTTCGTATATATCCATTATATAATTAATTATATAAATTTATATTGTCATTTGCACACGGGTGTGTAATCAAAGACACCGTTTTCTTACATGTCAATTACAATCAAAATATTTATACCATTTCTAATGATTTTTAAGGCTGATATACAACTCGGTGTTGTCGCGCAGACACATTGTGATCTCGCAACCTAATTTGAACAAGCGTTTGGAAAATTCTTTGCCGTCTAGCGCTTTCAAAACGTCGTCCATTACCTCATTTGCGCTTGAATTACGAATATGGAGTGTTATACGTTCTCCATCTGAGTACTTGTAGCTAGATCGACACATCCACCCAACGAAATTAGTGTACCTCTTGAACGAGCTTTTTCTACCTGGCTGATCGGTGATCGATGAGAAACATTTCAATAAGTCTTCAGTTTCAATGCCCATATATATCAACTGTCGCAAACGCTGGAAACTTGGTGACGTCACTTCCGTCATAACGGTTCCATAGTTACAGAGCATCTTGAAGTGCTTGATCTTCGCACCAGTATAGTCAAATGCTCGGAGGGTCTTGGCGTCGACAGACGCGGAAGCTTGCATTATCTTAATCGAACGTTTATTAAATAATTAAAAGTGAAATTCGACTTAGGTACTAACCTCAAGTCAAAAAACAAAGACCCCTACCTTTGTTTTTAAAAAACAGCTTAAGTGGAAGCCTCGTTTATTAAAAATCAAGTAAAAAATGAGTGAAAGCATTCAAAAGCTTACCCACGTCGAGCACATCTTGAAGAGACCAGACTCATATGTTGGTCCTGTTGCTCGCGTTGGTGAACAGTATTGGGTCAAGGAAGGTGATGGTTTCGAAAAGAAAACCCTCATCTATGCACCCGCGCTTCTTAAGATTTTTGACGAAATTCTTGTCAATGCCATCGATCGTAATTCACTCTATCCAAAACAGGTAACGTCCATCTCCGTCAACATCGACCGAGAGAAAGGTGAAATCAGTGTCGAGAACAACGGGCCTCTCGGAGGCATCGCGGTCAAGGAACACGAAAAAGAGAAGATTTGGAATCCTGAACTCACGTTCGGGCATCTTCTCACGAGTACCAACTACGATGATTCGCAACAGCGTGTCGTCGGTGGTAGAAATGGATACGGCGCAAAACTCACGAACGTGTACTCGAGTAAATTCTCCATCAAAATCAAGGATTCCGAAAACAAGACGACGTACACACAAGAGTGGACAGATAACATGAAGACGTGTGGAAAGCCGAAGATGCGTAGCTACTCCGGAACGACATCAAGTGTATGCGTCACGTTTACGCCAGACTGGTCAAGATTCGGTATGAAATCAATGGATGAACACATCTTCAAGATTTTCGAGAAGCGTGTTTACGATGCAAACATTTGCACCACACCCGGATGTAAAGTCAAGTTCCAAGGAGAAGCTCTTCTAAAAACTGCATTCAATGAATATGCTAAAATGCACACAAAAACAGACGAAGTTTGTACATTCAGTTCAGATAGGTGGTCTGTGTGTGTCGCGCCATCCGAAGATGGATTCGAACAAGTGTCGTTCGTAAATGGTATTTGTACGACCAAAGGTGGGAGTCATGTAGACCACGTGGCGGGTATTCTCGCGTCGAACATCATCGACGAGATGGCAAAGAAAATCAAACTCAAACCGCAACAAGTGAAGAATGCATTCATGGTTTTCGTGAAGGCAACACTCGTGAACCCAACGTTCAGTAGTCAGGTCAAGTCCGAGTGTACTCTCAAACCACAGGAATTTGGGAGCAAATTTGAGCCAACGAAAAAGCTCATCAAAGATATTCTCAAAACGAATGTACAATCCGAACTCATGGCACTGTCCAAGTTCAAAGAAATGAAAGAGCTTCAAAAAACGGATGGTGCGAGAAAGTCTAAAATCACCGGCATACCAAAGTTAGATGATGCAAATAAGGCGGGTACCGCACAATCTGGAAAGTGTACGCTCATCATCACAGAGGGTGATTCAGCGAAATCACTCGCAGTCGCTGGACTCTCTGTAGTTGGACGTGATTATTACGGGGTATTTCCACTTCGCGGTAAGTGCAAAAATGTGAGAGATGCATCTGTCAAACAACTCACGGAGAACAAGGAGTTCAGTGACCTCAAGAAGATTTTAGGTCTTCAACAAGGTAAGGTGTATACGTCGCTCAATGAACTCCGATATGGTCGTCTCATGATCATGACGGATGCCGATACTGATGGAAGTCACATCAAGGGTCTTGTACTCAACATGATTCATTACTTTTGGCCGAGTTTACTTGACCTAAATTTCGTGGTGAGCATGGTGACACCTATCATCAAAGCCACCAAGGGTTCTCAAACCATGTCTTTCTACACGGATTCCATGTTTAGAACGTGGTATGGAAATGGGAGACCCGGTTGGAAGATTAAGTACTACAAGGGTCTCGGTACGTCTACGTCTGCCGAGGCTCGAGAGTATTTCAAGAACATCGAACAGCTCACGGTTAAATTTGATACAGACGAAAAAACAGACGATTCTGTAGTACTCGCGTTCGATAAAACAAAGGCTGATTCTCGTAAGACGTGGCTCTTAGAAAGCACCGAAAAAGAGAGTTCGGAACTTGAAATCCCATACGGAAATGTCGAACGAATTAACATCACAGAATTCATTCACAAAGATCTAGTAAATTTCAGTCTCGCAGATTTGAAGCGTTCTATTGCACACGTGTCTGACGGTCTCAAGCCCTCTCAAAGAAAGGTCATGTATTCATGCTTCAAAAAGAATTTGACGAATGAAATGAAAGTCGCACAATTGGCGGCATACGTCGCAGAAACATCGGCATATCACCATGGAGAAGTGTCTCTTGCGGATACGATCGTAAAATTAGCACATAATTTTACTGGTTCGAACAACATCAACCTTCTCGAGCCGTGTGGTCAATTCGGTACGAGACTCATGGGTGGTAAAGATGCGAGCCAAACGAGGTACATCTTTACGAAGCTCACAAAACATGCAAGAAAACTCTTTGATGCTAGAGATGACGCGGTACTCAAGTATCTCGATGATGACGGCAGACCCATCGAACCAGAATATTACGTGCCAGTGTTACCTACAGTTCTCATCAATGGTACTGAGGGTATTGGAACGGGATTCAGTTGTTATGTACCACCGTTCAACCCAAAAGACATTTGCGAAAACATAGAACGAGCTATTTACGGCGAAACACTCAAAGAAATGAAACCGTGGTTTGACAAGTTCAAGGGTCGTGTGTTTAAAAACGAAGAAGGGTTATGGATCACAGAGGGTGTGTGGACATGCAATAGCGCTGGAACTAACCTCAAAATTACCGAGCTTCCACCGGGTCGCTGGACACAGGATTACAAAGAATATCTGGATGGTCTCGTGGAAAAGAAGATTATTTCTGGATTCGTAAACAACAGCACGACAGAAGACGTGAATTTCACTATCACGGGATACACCGGGAAAAACCTTGTGAAGGATTTTAAGCTTCAAAAATCATTTCATGTGAGCAACATGCACCTATTCCACCCGACCAAGGGTATCAAGAAATATGAAAGCCCAGAGGACATTTTAACGGATTTTGTGGACATTAGAATTGATGTATACAAGAAACGAAAAGCGCATCTTCTCCATGTTCTTACAGAAAAGGTGAAAAAACTAGAAAACGTGTCTCGTTTCGTAAACGCCGTCATCAACGAGCGCATCATCGTATTTAAGAGAAAGAAAAATGAACTCGAAGATGAGATTTCTAAATCATACGATGCGGTCGATGGCTCGTATGATTATTTGCTCAACATTAAGACCTACCAGTACACGAAAGAAGCTGTACAGTCGCTGAACGAGGAGACCGATACCATCAAGAAAGAGTTGGAAAAATTGGCGGCCACGAGTCACATCTCCATGTGGAAAATGGATTTAAAAATATATAAGCAATAAGTAGTATGTGTGATAGATCCGGTCCAGATACCGGAGCCGCACTTTGTCTGTCAGCCCTCGGGCAACAGGACACATATCTTTTAGGCGAAAATTCACCCTTTAAGTATGAATCTAAACGACATTCAAATTTTAGAAAGTTTCATAGAAGTTTTAATGTTAACAAACCTTCGAGTGCATCAGATGGATGGCCTTTCGGTCAAACCATAAAAGTTACATTTAGACCACAAGATATGGGAGATCTTCTCTCGAATATGTATATTAAAATAAACTTACCAGGTCTTTCGGGTACACAGTATAATTACGCGGATAGAGTTGGGAGACATCTATTTAAATCTATCACCATGCGCGTTGATGAAAATATAGTTGAAATATACAAAGATGATATTGGATTCATATATGATGAAATGTACCTCGATCAATCGGAAAGCGCGAGTAGAATATATACAGATGGACGTTTTGTTTACAGAGAATCTGTGCTAGACCAAGGACTCAATTTTTTCAGAGGTCTCGATACAACCGTATATGTACCTATTCCATTTTTCTTCTCAAGAGCCTATGAATCGTCTGATTATGAAACAAATATACACAATAGACCATACTTTCCTTTGTGTGCGATTAACAAACAAAAGCTTGAGTTTGAAATTGAATTTAGACCTCAGACATTTTTTACAGATGACCCGGTTGATTTGACAGTAAAAGAGTTTGATATCGTGACAGAAGAAATTACACTCACACCCGAAGAACGACTCTTTTACACATCTAGAAAATACGAAATGATAACCGATGTGTTCAAGACTCACCCCAAGTTTGACATAGAACCC